AACACTAAATGGTGCAGATCTAACATCGCAAGGACAAACAGAAAAAGAAGCATTGATAACACAGCTTCGTGAATTTTTAGAAAAAATGACTCGAGAATCTATGATTACGAGACAAAATGCAGAAGCAACACAAATGATGGAAATATATGCTAAAGTTCCATTAAAAATATATGTTGGATAAGGAGATACAATGGCACTATTTGGTTCAATGCGAGATGCAAAATTTTTGGCATCAATCAATGCTGAATTGATTAATGCCATTGTTGATACTGAAATTGAATTTTTTAAATTGATATTAGATACTACGGAATCTAATATTTATGGCGAATCTGATTCTAAATCATATTATGATTCTTTATTGCTTCCATGTATGATTACTAAAGATGAAAAATCTGCTGCAATGGATGATTATGGTCATACATATACTCGTACATTAACATTTGGTGTTTCTCGAGATTTACTTGAAAAAGCTGATTTTTATCCCGAGGTTGGAGATATTGTATTTTGGGATAATGAATACTACGAATTAGACAACGTAGATGCAAATCAGTATTTTGCAGGAAAGAATCCAGAAACATGGCCAAATGGCGATAGTCATGGTTATAGTGTATCTGTTATTTGTAACGCACATGCAACACGTCAAACGCCACAAAATATTGTTGATTTACGTAGAGGTGGAACTAATAAATCATTTCCATATAAAGGATAGTAATGCCTAGATTAAATAGACACGACATAGATCGAAAAACAAATAAGCCTAATCCTAAAAGTACAGAAGGATTGACGCCTGATCTTGTTTTAAATAGAGCATTACAAACAAGAAGAGATGATGATGTTGTTAAAACCAAACAACGAACCATATATGATATTGATTATGCCATTAAATGGTATATTGAAAATGAAATTCAGCCACAAATAACTGCAAATAAACAATTACTTTCAGTGCCAGTTATTTATGCAAATGGAGAAAAATGGGACAATGTACGTAGATTGGGATACCTTAGAGATGAAAAAGGAATGCTACAATCTCCAATAATTATGTTGAAACGAAACAGTGTAGCAGAAAAAGATGAACAACGATCATTAGATGTTAATCGACCAAATTCTGAAAATTACATTGTATCTCGTCCAAAATATAATTCTAGAAATAGATATGAAGATGTATTATTTCCTATACCAAAATATGAACCAAAACAATCAGAAGAATATTATATTGTTGATATACCAAAATATGTTACAGTCGAATATGATATGATGATATGGTGTGATTTTACTGCGCAACTCAATGAGTTAGTTGATCAAATATTACCATATGGACGATTTTCTTGGGGAAATGAAGGAAATAAATTTCCTACGGCAATTGGTTCAATATCATTTGAAACTGTTAATACGGTAGGAGAAGACCGATTAGTTCGTGCGACAATTCCATTAACAGTGCATGGCACGTTGCTGTCTGAACAAGAAGTTAGAATATCTACAATTAAAAAAATGTATTCTGTTAAAAAATTAGTATTTGAAATGACGGTTGATGTTGATAATAATATATTTGAAACTACGCAAGTACCAATTAAACTGCTTCAAATGCAGTCTGTTATTTCTAGTGGCGGAATTGTGTCAGTTTCGTCAGGCGGAACTATAACAAATATCAATGCAACCACGATGAATTATTTAACTAATTTAACGGAACGAATTGCAACATATTCAAATACTACTACAGTAACAATTGCAGCATTTGCCGCAGTAAATCCAGTAACTACTACGGTTGCATCTAAAAATGAATTTGATATATTTATCAATGGACAATACGTTGATAAAGTAGTATATACTTGGACACCAAGTGATATTGCAACCCAAACAATTGTATTTGATACTGCAGAATTAGGATATACACTTAATGCAAATGATGTTATCGTAGTTAAAGGGAGATGGGCATAATGGCAAGGCAGTTTAGGCCCGGACAATTACAAACCGGATCTTTATTTAATATTTCTTCTAGTTATGCCATTACTGCATCATTTGCTTTAAATGGCGGTGGCGGCGGAACATTTCCATTTTCTGGTAGTGCCGTAATTACAGGGTCACTGGAAATTAAAAGTGACGTAAACAATATATTTTTAATTAAAAATTTTAATAATCAACCCGTATTAACTGTATCACAAAGTGGCGTAATAGTTATAGCAACACAAAGCGTTAACTTAACAGGCTCTGCACCAAATGGCGGTATATATTTTACATCTGGATCATTTTTTGTAGGTTTGGATTGATGCATATATTTATATAAAATAGGAACATGAAACATGGCAACTTGGAAAAAAGTAGTAGTATCGGGCAGTAACGTAACACAATTAAATAATGATGCTGGATATCTAACATCGGCACCGACACAAAATACATTTGCTACCATGTCCATCAATGGCATTAATGTAATAGCAGATAGTGCGGCAGATACACTAACCTTTGCATCATCATCAGGTGCAGGTTTAAATATCGTAGGTGATGCTGGTGCTGATTCTATTACGTTTACATTAGGTAGCATTCCTAATTCAAGTTTAACCAATTCTTCAATAACAATTGCTGGTAACGCAACTTCATTAGGTGGTAGCGTAACACAAACACAAATATTTGCCGGTAGTACAGCAATATCTTCTTCAGTATTAACATCTCCAACTCAAGGCCAAGCACTACTTACAAACAATGGCGTTGCTGGATCAACTATAGATTTAGGTCTAGAAACAACGGACTCACCTACATTTGTTGGATTAACATTAACAGGCAATTTAGTCGTACTAGGTACAGCATCATTTCAAAATACGCAAAACTTGCTTGTTGCAGATCGGTTTGTATTGTTTGCATCCGGGTCTAATACTGCAGGCGATGGTGGCATCGTTGTTCAACAAGGTACACAAAACATTGGCGAATTATATGGTTATGATAGTGGTACAACACGTTGGGGATTTACTTCATCATTTAATGCAACAGACAATTCATTTGCTCCGGCAGTGTATGCGGGTGCAGTAGAAACTAGTGCTGTTGCTCCGAGTGCAGCACCAATCTATGGTGGCGCCAGTAATGGATTTGGTACAATACATGTTGATTCAAATACCGGAGATATATTTATTTACGCATAAAAATAAAACAAGTTATGAGCATATTAGACAAATTAAAATCACAATCCGCCCCTGAACCAATCGTTCAATTAACAAAACAAGAAATTGAATTTTTGTTAACAATACTCAAAGATGTTTCTATCCGCGGAGAACATGTTGAAACATTTTATAACATCATATTGAAACTACAAGAGCAATATCTAAAACAGTGATATTTATTATAAATGTTGTAGGCCGCAAGGAAGTGGGCACACGCACGGCATAAGTGTATGTAACCAACCGCAACACGAAAGGAATATACTATGCCCTCATGGAAAAAAGTCATAACGTCTGGCTCTGATGCAACCTTAACCTCTGTAACAGCTACAGCAGGATTCACCGGATCATTACTCGGTACAGCTTCATATGCAACTAATGCTTTAAATGCATTAAGTGCTTCATACGCTTTAAATGGTGGTGTTACACAACTATTAGCAGGTCCAAATGTTACATTATCACCAACCAATGGTTTAGGTCAAGTAACAGTTAGTGCTACATTAAGTGGAAGTACAAGTTTTAATACAGCAACAGGTTCATATGGTAGTTTCTACGATACTACAACCCAAACAAACCCCGTAGCTAACATAGCTCGTTCAATGTCTTTCAATTCAACAGACATTACAAATGGTGTATCTATTTCTGGGTCGACAAATCCATTTAACACATACGTTAAAACAACTAATGCTGGGATATACAATATTCAGTTTTCTGCTCAAATAGATAAAACGGATAGTGGAGCAGATGAAATAGTAATATGGTTACGTAAAAACGGAATTGATTTAACTGACACCGCAACTACATTAACACTAAGCGGCAACAATGACAAACAAGTCGCAGCTTGGAACTGGTTTGTAACATCAGCAGCCGGAGATTATTATCAAATTATATGGATATCTGCTGATATTGATTTAAGATTACTAGCAGAACCAATTTCAGGCACACATCCCGGAATACCATCTGTAATAGCAACAGTAAACCGAGTAGATCAATTTTTATCAAACACAGGATCATTTAGCGGTTCATTTACAGGAAATTTAATTGGTACTGCTTCATATGCAACACAAGCATTAAGCGCTTCATTTGCAACAACAGCTTCATATTCAAACAATTCAACAAGTGCTTCATCAGCCGCATCAGCAGCTTACGCAACTACAGCTAACGATGCAACTTCTATATCTAGTTCAATTACAAACAACACTGACAACCGCGTATTAACTGCTACCGGTACCGGCGTTATTAACGGCGAAGCTAATTTAACTTTTGATTCTCAATTACTGACTTTAACCAACGGTATCTTAACATTCGCGGGATCTACCTTCGGTCGAATACAACAATCACCAGGAGGAGCAGCTAATGGTTTATTTTCTCATGCACAAGGGTTAGCTGTAGGAGCCTACGGTGAATACTCCCATGCAGAGGGATCTAGTACTAGTGCATTCGGATTTGGGTCGCATGCGGAAGGTTCGGGCTCAGCTACTAGTACATCTAAGTTATATGGGGCAAAATTTAACACAATCACTTCCGGTGTGTTTCAATTAGCCGGTGATGTAACAGCTGTCTTTGCTCCAGGTAATAGGTTATACTACAACAGTGCTGCATATCCAGACAATACTTCATTTGTAGTTAATACTTCAGTTTTTGGAGGAGTTAATACAACCATAACCTTGAATAACACCGGTATCAATGATAGTAATTTTAGTGTTGGAAGTTTAGATTATGCATATACATCTTGGGCTGGTGATCTACAATCTGTATCAAATGGGGGTCATGCCGAAGGGTACAACACAACCGCAGTAGCAGATTGGTCTCATGCAGAAGGACTCCAAACTCAAACATTTGCAAGATACTCACACGCCGAGGGTAGCAATACACAAGCAAACGGTAAAAATTCTCACGCCGAGGGTAGCAATACAAAAACCTTTGGAGATTACTCACACGCCGAGGGTAGCACTACACAAACAAATGGACCGTACTCACACGCCGAGGGTAGCGAAACAACAACCGGTAATCTAAAAGGTTATTACGCTACAATGACTGCATCGGGTGTATTTACGATTTCTTCAACGTATGGAGACTTATCCGGCCTTGGACTATTTGACGCAGGATATATAATAGGTGTAGACGATTCACGATATGACGCCATCTACACCTATATCAATTTAATAGCTACTTCATGTTCTTTTAACGGAACAAATACACTGGTGCACGTAACTGACACTGTTTTTCTTACTAGCACAGCTAGCATTGGTAGTATTACGAATTTTGCTAGCAACACCGGCGATCAGTACTGGGGAGGATTTGCAGCTCATGCACAAGGTAAT